TCGGCTAACTATAGTCCTGCTAGTGCGAATCATCTTATTGTAAGTTTAAATGGTGTTATCCAAGCACCTCAAGACAGCTTTACAGTATCTGGCAGTACCCTTAGTTTTGCATCTAATTTAAGCACAGGCGATTCAATAGATTTTGTCTTAGCTTTAGGCGATGTGTTAAACATAGGAACACCTAGCGACAATACAGTAACCAATGATAAGTTAGCTACTGCACCAACTATAATTAGTAAAGGAGATGGTGGTAGTACAGATGGAGCTATACAACTTAACTGCTCACAGAATAGCCACGGAGTAAAGATTAAATCACCACCACATTCGGCAGGGCAGAGTTACACATTAGTCTTACCGAGCACAGCACCGAGTGCAAACAAAGCATTAATTACAGATGGTAGTGGTAATCTATCTTTTGGTAGTGCTGGTGGTTTAACATTATTATCAAGTAATACAAGTTTTAGTGGGGTAAGTTCTGTTGATTTTGCAGATGTATTGCAGAATTATGATGTGTATTTTTTCTTAGCAAAATTACAAAGAGCATCTACAGGTTATCTACAGTTTCAATTTGGTACAAGTGGTTCAACTTGGGTAACAGCAAGTAGTTATCATACATCAACTGTTTATGGGTCTAATGGATCTGTTGCAAGTACAGATCAAGATTCTGTTGGATATGGTCGTTTATCTTCTGATTGGACTGCTCAACAAAGCACAACAGAAACACCTTTTGTATCTTTTGGTTATATTTATAATGCTAACGATAGTAACGATTATACTTATGTACGAGCAAATTCATTATTTTATTCTAGTAGTACAAATCCAGTAGTTATGGATTCAATTACTTCTTTAAATTCTGCCGCTACTCATCAAAGTATAAAATTTTATTCATCTGGTGGAAACCTTGCAAATGGTTTTGTTAAAATATATGGGATTAGCTAATGGCAATAATTAGAGCAAACAATAATACACTTAGTTCAGTAACTACATTGCCTTTTGCAACGGGTGGTTTAGTTTTATTGAGTAGACAAGTAGTATCTTCAGCAGTATCAGAAGTAGTTTTTAACAATACTCTTATTACTTCTACTTATGATGATTATTTATTTAGGATGACAGGTGTAGTGCCTGCAACAGATACGGCAAATCAAAGATTCCAAACCTCTGGTGATAATGGTAGTACACTTGATACAGGTTGGTATTCAAATAGCACTTACACAACTTTAGGTCGTAATTTAAGTGGGGCAAATGGAAATACTAATAATGCAAATTATTTTCAATGGATAAATGGTGCGGGTACGGGAACAAATGAGGTTATTGGTTCACAAATATGGTTAAATGATGTTAATTCTACAACCGCAAAAACTTGGTGGGGAGAAAATGTACAAAAATCATCTGACCCTTATTATTGGAAATTAACAGATGGGTATTTTAGAGATTCTACGGGTGCAGTAAATTATTTTAAATTCTATTTTTCTTCTGGTAATATTGCAAGTGGAACATTTAGCTTATATGGATTAGTAAAAACATAAAATAGAAAGGAGGTAAATATGTCTTATAAAATGAAAATGGTTAATGGTAAGGAAGTAGAATTAACTGCTGACGAAATCAAAGAACTAGAAGCTAGAGATAAAACTTGGGCTGACGGAGAGTATGACAGACTTATGGTTAGTATTCGTCAAGAAAGAACAAGTCTTTTAGCTGAATGTGATTGGATGGGAGTGTCTGATACAACTATGTCTGATAATTGGAAAACTTATAGACAAGAATTAAGAGATATAACTAAAGATATAGATACAGTTGATAAAGCTAAAGCTGTAACTATGCCAAAGAAACCTGAGTAATGCAGTTAACTAAAAACATAATACGATTTAATAATTGGTTCGTATCTATACCTAAAGCTATGAAAGGTGTTTGGGATAAGTCTGAAAACAGATGGGGTTATAAAAAGAATGACAAATAAAAATATTCAAGATGTAGCATCAGAGATGGAAGCTCATGAAAGAGAATGTCAGGTATACAGATTAACCACACAAAAAAGTTTAGATAATTTAGAAAGTCGTATTAAGAGATTGGAGTTGTTAATCATGGCATCAACAATGACAATTTTAGGTTCAGTATTCTTATTGTTATCAAAAGGTTTATGACCCAGTGCTTGATCCTGTAAGCCTGGCAACAAGTGCATTTGCTGCCATAAAATCTGGTGTAGAAATCGGAAAACAACTCAATGATGTGAGCCACCACATTGTAAAATTTGTCAAACAAATGAATGTGGTTGAAGAAGAGCATAAGAAGAAAAAAAGCAGTTGGTTTACCTCTTCTAATGAAGAAGCTTTAGATACTTATTTTAATCTTAAAAAAGTACATGACATGGAGAATCAACTAAGAGAACTCTTTATGTGGTATGGTGCTCCTAATGCTTGGGATGAGTTCATAGCAATTAGAAGTGACATAAGAAAAAAGAAACAAAAAGAAAGAGAAAGAAAAGCAAAGGAAAGAGCAGAGCTTGTAAAGATAGCATCTTATATCGGTATTGGACTTTTACTTGTAGCTGTTGTCGTTATATTTTCTTTTAACTATAAAATGTTAACATCCAAATAGGAGAACTATATGATTTTTGGAGCAGTAGCTGGTTTACTTGGTGATGTAGTCAAAGGATATTTTGAGACTAAAAAACAAAAGGCCAAACAAAAGTTATTACAGGTACAAGCAGAAACAAAGATTATGGAGAAGAAAGTCACTGGTGAAATTGAGTGGGATATAGAAGCACAGAAAAATGCAGACAGCTCATGGAAAGACGAATGGCTCACCATAATTTTTACCATCCCCCTTATAATGCTTTTGCTAGGGGAAGAAGAAAGAGTACATACTTTCTTTCAAGCTTTAGAGACAGCTCCACCTTTTTACCAGTATTTGTTAGGTGTGATTGTAGCTGCAAGCTTTGGATTCAGAGGAGCTTCTAAGTTTCTTAAGAAGTAAAACAATGTTTTTTAACATTAAATACTGGTGGTATGGCTATCTGTATGACATGGGTAAAAAACTATCCATGCTTGGATGGCACAAGCAAAAAGATTTATTAGAAATTAAAAGGAGAAAAGAATGGCTAAAAAGAATCAAGAAATCCTAAGTGAAATGCATTTAGCATTAACAGAAGATCTTCTTAACAGAATTAAATCTGGTGAAGCCAAAGCAAGTGAACTTAATGTAGCTCGACAGTTTCTCAAAGATAACGATATTACAGCAATACCAACAGATGACTCAGCTATTAAACAGTTAGTAGAAGAGTTACCTTTTGACGAGGATGGAGATGCCTTACACTAATGTTAGGAATCTTAATTGAAGCAACGGCTTCTATTGCTGCTGTAATATCTGTATGGAGTTATGGCAACCACTCTAAGCATGCACCCTATATTGGACTTATTAGTCAATGCTTTTGGTGGACATTTGCTATCTACTTCGACATGAAATTCATTATGTTGTTAAATGCTTTTATGACTTTCACACACATAAGAAACATCTATCGATACAAACAATTAACTAAGGAGAAATAATATGCCAATGGGTAAAGGAACATATAAAAAACCAGGAAGACCTAAAAAGAAAAAGAAAAATGGTATGTGCTAATGATTACTTACCTACTTATTAATTTAGCAATTTATATTATATTTTAAGGAGTTGATATGGCTAGACCAGGATTGTATGCCAACATACATGCAAAAAGAAAAAGAATAAAAAGAGGTAGTAATGAAAAAATGAAGAAGCCTGGACAAAAAGGTGCACCTACTGCTGCTAATTTTAGACAAGCTGCAAAGACAGCTAAAAAACCAAAAAAGAAAACTAGGAGAGCTTAATGGCAAAACTTACATCTAAACAAAAAACTTTACCAAAACATCTACAAGCTAAGATAAAAAAGTCTAAGATGAAGAAAAAGAAGTCCTAGGATAGCCTGAGACAAGCATTTGCAACCCTAATAATAGTAACAGTCGTTATTTCTGATAGTGGCTCTGTACGAGCTTTATATCGCCAAATAGGAACAATAGATGCCAAGAAAGAAGAAATCAGTCAAATTATCAGTCGGTAGAGGAGAAAAACTCTCTACAAAGAAAGGTGCAGGGTTAACAGCAAAAGGAAGAGCTAAATATAACCGAGCAACTGGTAGCAATCTAAAAGCACCAGCACCAAATCCTAAGACTAAAAAAGACAAAGCCAGAAAGAAAAGTTTTTGTGCTCGTATGAGAGGTGTAGTTAAAAGATCTAAAAACTCAGAAAGAGCTAGAGCTTCACTAAGACGATGGAAGTGTTAGGCAAGCTAAAAGACTTTAAGAACTTTTTGTATGTCTGTTGGAAACATCTTAACTTACCACATCCAACACCAGTCCAATATGACATGGCTGATTACATACAAGATGCAACACTTCGCAGACTTGTAGTTCAAGCTTTTAGAGGAGCTGGTAAGTCTTGGATAACATCGGCATTTGTATGCCACCAACTCCTACTTGACCCTCAGAAAAACATATTGGTCGTATCAGCATCTAAGACAAGAGCTGATGACTTCTCTACGTTTACTCTGAGACTAATCCACGAGATTCCTATACTTGCTCATCTTAAACCTAGAGATGGACAAAGAATGTCTAAGATCAGCTTTGATGTTGGTACAGCACAAGCAAGTCATGCACCCTCAGTTAAATCTATGGGTATCACTGGCCAGCTAACTGGATCACGAGCTGATATCATTATTGCAGACGATATCGAGTCTGCCAACAATTCCCAAACACAACTCATGCGAGACAAACTCTCAGAGACAGTCAAAGAGTTTGAATCTATTGTCAAACCAGGTGGTCGTATATTATTTCTCGGTACACCTCAAACTGAAATGTCAGTGTACAATCAGTTAGACGAGAGAGGTTACAAGACTCGTATCTGGTGTGCTCGTTATCCTGATGATAAACAAAAGGTAGCTTATAGTCATAGACTAGCACCTATTATTGGTGAGTCTGATGGAGAAGCAGGTAGTCCTACTGATCCTAAACGATTCGATAAAGACGATCTGTTAGAACGTGAGTTATCGTATGGTAAATCAGGGTTTGCCTTACAGTTTATGCTTGATGTATCTCTATCAGATGCTAACAAGTACCCTCTCAAGATTAATGACCTTATGGTTCTCTCAGGAGTACACACCTGGGAAGAAGCACCAGTCAGCCTAAAGTGGGCATCAGGTGTAGACCAATTAGATGCCTGTAAGATGCTACCTAATTTAGGACTAAAAGGTGACTACTGGGTAGCTCCCATGCACATAGCAGATGACTATGCCGAGTGGGAGGGATCAGTGATGGCCATCGATCCTGCTGGTAGAGGTAAAGATGAAACTGGTTATGCTGTAGTAAAAATGCTGCATGGTAACCTATACCTAACAGCATCTGGTGGACTACTTAATGGTTATTCTACTGAAAGTTTAAGAAAGCTCTCAGAGGTCGCTAGAGAGCAAAACGTCAACCAGATGATAGTTGAGTCCAACTTTGGTGATGGTATGTTCTCACAGCTCTTAAAACCAGTTCTAGCTAGTATCTATCCTTGTACAATAGATGAAGTTAGACATAGTACACAAAAAGAGAAAAGAATCATAGATACACTAGAACCAGTATTCAATAGTCATAAACTCATAGTAGACGAGAAGATTATTAAGGATGACTTTGAGTCAACACAAGATCTTAAGTATAAGTTGTTCTATCAGATAACAAGATTAACAAGAGATAGAGGAGCACTCATCCATGATGATAGACTAGAAGCTCTATCTATGGCAGTTAACTACTGGACTGAAATAATGGATAGAGATGCAGAAGATGCTGTAAGTGAACACAAAGAAAACTTATTGAAAGAAGAACTAGATAGGTTTATGGAACATAATATAGGGGCACAAAAACAAAACCATAACTGGATCAATAGATAAAAATCTATGTGCTACTGGTTATAGATAGGGTCAGGGGAGAGAGATACTATAAGAGTAACTATAAGTGTAACTATAAGTAAACTATAAGTGTAACTAATAGTCTAACTATAAGTCTAAACTATAAGAGTAATTATAGGAGTAGTAATAAGAGTAACACTATAAGTATACTTAGGGTTAACTAGAAGAGTAACTATAAGTGTACCTATGCACTACTGCATACACCTTTTTATTTTAGTACAAAAATATGAGGGGTATATACGCATAGTATGGCCGTAATTTTCCCCATTATCATTGTTGTTGTAGTCAAATTTTTAGGTGGATAGTGGCAGTTAAAATGGCATTAGTTATGGCCTACAAAACAGATTTGTTATAGTTGCAACAGATTATATATTTATTGCTACAATTATAATGATGATATCAAGGCATTTAGTTTTTTGTGTTGGCTGTTTGTGTTTTATGGGGTCTATTTTTTTTCAACTTATTTATTTTTTATTTGACATAGTGAATTTAATTCTATATTGATTATAATTAGGAGTACGTTTATATTAATAACTGTTGTATTTTTGCAACAAAACTAAAGGAGTAACTAACATGTCAAATAGGCACTTAAACAACACAACTAAACTAGTTCACAATATAACTAAGTATCAAAATTTAGTTGATCAGTTAAAACAATTAAATGTAAAAGATTTAGTTGATCACTATAACCAAGATAATCACAACATGAAATTATTAATTGATGGTTTACAATGGCAAGTAAATCAATTTAAAGGAGTAACTAACAATGAGTAAATTATT